CACAATATTTATTAAAATCGTTGCGTGGTTGGCGCAGTAACATTGCGGCAGTATTTCTTAAGATAGGATTTAACAGAAGGTTGGTAAAGGTCTAAAACAGTCTCCCAAGCATCAGGAGCATGTACAAGACTTAAAATGAGGCTTTTGTCAAACTCCCCACATTTATAATAAATCCTATCAGCATCCTTCCAAAAAGTATGGGCCATCTCCTTGATTTCAGGATCCATGGCATCCAGATCTTGGCAGATACCCCTAAAAATATCAAACGCATCCTTATTAGCCCCAGCGTCCAACATCAAGGAAAAACACTTGGTGTAAAGACTAACCCACTTAGAACCAGTGGGGTGAGACCAACCATAAGCATGGTTGAACATTCTAGGAATATACGATCTCGTACTACGAACAGGAAACAACCACTCGAACACTTTTGCATCAGGATGAAGCAGAGCCCCACTAGCAGACATCTTCACAATCTGCTTCTGAAGAAAGGTTACTCCCGGAGAAATAATCTTCCCATCGATCATCCAAGTATACATTCGGTCCTCGTGGCGGTAGGTCACACCCTCATACACTACATCAGTAGGGAGTAAAAGAGCGGTCTGTTCAGGTTTTAGTACTAAGCCCATAACTTTAAAAGCAGCTATAAGGTGATCTAAGGTCTTCCCATCGGACGAGAATACGTGAAGCTCCTTCAAACGTATCCTCATGGCCGTGTCGTCTCCGTAAACGATCCTCCAGAAACGATCCAGACACTTCCAATAGGGAAGTCCTTTATTCTTATAGCATATAGCGACAGCGGCGAGCAAGTAATACAACATAGCAAAGCAATCATCCATCGTGGTGGGCCAATCACCCGAAAACACGTTCCCAACGCAAAGCTTCCATGTTCCATTAAACAATTGGACAAGCTTCACATTGGAATTAGCAGCCTCATGAGAGACTAGATTCTTGAGGTAAGGTAGAAGATCAGGAGGTACACCCCAATCATACATAAACAGTCGAGCATTACGCCCTTCAGCAAACTGTCTAGGATGAATTGAAGCATCTAAGTGACTAACGTCGAGCTGAGCATAAGCCCAGGCTTCATTGTCCACGACGTAGTCCTTAGTTTTAGTTCGAAACCTCTTTCCATCAGGGTGACGTAGAGCACACAACAAATTCTGGATAAGCCCATTGAACGCAGACGAACCGACCGCCCAGGAGTCATTAGACTTCCAAGCATCAGCCGCCGCTTCCGAGATGACCTGACTCTCTCGGAGGGCTTCCATATTCGTTGTACATACCAGCCGGATCTTATCCGGGTCGTCACCAACATCTCGAATCTCAGCCTTGGCCATCATTACGTTCCCCACCGGAGCAGAGAGAGAGTAAAAATCACCAAGCTTTCTTGCGATCATATCATTTTTCCATTCTAACTTGTCCCTAATAACCGGCCAATGCTCCGCCT